TTAGTAATCCGTCTCGACATAAACCCCCGAGCAATCATAAGCGACCGCCGCTGCCGTCGCGCCGTTGTTCATGTAGTTGCGCGGGCTCAGGAGTTGCGTCGCGGCGGGTATGTCGGTGTCGAGCATGGTCTCGACCACCGCCCCGCTGACCTCCTCGACGACCCGGACGCCGATCTCGCTGCTGTTCGGGGCGGAGAGGAGCGTCAGGGTCAGAACGTTCGTTGTGCTCGCAACCGGGAAACTCGCCCCGAGATCGGTGAGCGTCGGCGCGCCGGAGGCATCGTTCTGGACCAGCTGCCAGTTCGTGTGGATGCCGCGCTGGAAGCCGATGCCGATGCAGTTCACCACGGCCGACAACGTCAGGGTCGTGCCCAGCGCCGTGGTGGACCCGTAGAGCCCGAAGAAGCCCATGCCGGTCGCCTGCAGGGTGACGAGCGAGAGCCGGTTCACGTAGGTGAAGCCGCCCAGCCCATCAGCATTCCCGCGCCAGCAGACCCAGCCGCCCGAGCGTTCCTCGGCCGCCGCATCGGCGGTGGCGGCGCTGGTCACGCGCCAGCGGCGCATTGAGGTCGAGAGGTTGGTGGTGGCGAGCGTCGGTGTGGAAACCGTGCCGACGGCGGTGCGCGGCATGCCGTTGGTGTTGACCGTGGTGCCGGTGGACGGCGCCCAGGTCGCGATCCTGTTGACCCCGAAATGTGGCTGCAGCGGAAAGAACCGGCCCGAAGGGCGCTGAACATCGAGCCATCCGGCCCCGGCACGGTCGCGGGCATAGAGGGCGAGCTTTCCGGTCGGGGGCGGCGTGGGCACGGCGCTCACCGCCGGGAGCACGACGGGTTCGGGCATCTCGACCCGGCCGCTCGCGCGGTCGATCCGGAGCGCCTCGTAGAAGGCCGACCCGTCCGGGCTGACCTTGAAACTGAAATCGTCGCTGCCAAGAAGTCCGATCAGCGCCCGGGCCGACCAGTTGGTCTTGAAGGCGAAACTCGCATCGTTGGCGGGGGCCGCCTTGTTGACGGTCGCTTCGATCCCGGCGCCCGCGTTGTTCAGGAGCACCGCGGGCGTGTTGACCGAGAGCCGATTGTAGCTGTCGGCCGTCGCCCCGCCGAGGCCCAGAAGCTGCGCGGTCAGGTTGGCCTGGGGCATGCCAACCTGCGTCACGGCATTGGCGAAGGTCACGGTTGGCGTGTTGACCACCATCGTGCCATTCGCCCCCGAAGTCGCGGAGCCGATGTTGACGACCGTATTCGACCCCGACGCGCCGCCGGTGCCGAGGTTCACGGTCTTTGTGATGCCGGTGGTCGTCGCCCCGGTGCCCATGCCGTAGGTCGCCGTGCCCGTGGCCGTGCCAATGGTCGCGGTCGCCCCCGAGACCGTGACGGTGCCAGAGGCCGTCAGCGTGCCGGAGAAGGTCTTGTTGCCGGTGAAGGTCTGCGTGCCCGCGAGGATCGCCAGTTCCGACGATGTGTTCGGCAGTGTGTAGCTGCGGGTCGTGCCGGTGCTGATCCCGGACAGCGAGAAGACCGCCTTTTTAGTGGGATCGGCGTCGTTCACGAGGCTGAAGACCGCATCCGAGATGTCGCTGGGCTCGCCCACAACCTCCCAGGCAGCGCCGGTCCAGACGAGGAGCACGGCCTCGTCCTCGACCCATGTCCGCCAGCCGGTGCGCGGCGGCAGGCGCAGCCATGCGCCGTCGGACCAGAGGGCGATGTTCAGGTCCCAGCCCGCCCAGTCGCCCGTCGCGCCGGAGCCGACAATGTAGCGGTCGCCATCGGCAGCGCTACCCGGTAGCGCGGTCAGGTCCCGGTCGAGAACGGAAAGCTGAACGAGCCCATCGAGGATCCGCAGCGCCTCGTTGTGAGTGATGTGCTTCTGGGCCTGCGCCGCAAGGATGTAGGGCAGCAGGAGATGGGTCGTGGCGTCGGACATGGGATGGCCTTGTCTTATTAATTTCGCGGGTTCCCGGAGTAGAAGGGAGCCACTGCCCGCCACGCCATTTATGGCGGGCAGTGGCGGCGGTTGGATCGAGGAGGCCTGGGTCTTCAGGACCGTTTCTGAGTAGGATCGACCGCCGTCTTTCACCCTGGGCCTGAACGGATACGCGTGTTTGCGTCACGCATGACAAGAATAGGACAAGGCGAAGATGACGGATCATACCATCGGCATCGATATTTCCAAATCCCACCTCGACGTGTTTCATCTGGAGGGGCAAGAGGCGCATCGGTTCGAGAACGCCCCGCGCGGCTATCGGGCGCTTCAGAAATGGCTGGCTCAGCTGGCGGTGACCCGGGTCGTGTTCGAACCGACGGGACCCTATCACCGCGCCTTCGAGAGGGCGTTCGCTGGCAAGCTCCCGCTGGTGAAGGTCAATCCCTTGCAGGCACGCCGCTTCGCGCAAGCCTGTGGGACCCGCGCCAAGACGGATGCGGTGGATGCACGAATACTGGCACGGATGGGGGCTGCGCTCGGCCTGGAGCCCGACGCACCCGCTTCAGAAAAGCTGCATGATCTCCGTGACCTGCAGATTGCACGAACCGCCTTGACCAAGGAACGCACGCGCCTGCGCAATCGCGCCCATGTTCAGATCAATGCCGTTCTCAAGCGCCAGACCAGAGCCCGTGTGGCCTTGGTCGAGCGGCAGATCGCCGAACTCAACGACGAAATTGCAAAGCGCATCGCCGAGGATCGAGCGACCGCTCGCAAGCGTGACATTCTGTGTTCGATCCCCGGCCTCGGCAACATCGTGGCGGCAGCGATCCTCACCTTCCTGCCGGAAATCGGGACGCTGGATCGCAAGCAGGCCGGAAGCCTTGCCGGGTTGGTCCCTCACTGCCGCGAATCCGGCCAGTGGAAGGGCAAGTCCTTCATCAGCGGTGGGCGCAAACCCCTGCGCGATGCGCTCTACATGCCAGCTCTCGTCGCCATGCGGTTCAACCCGGACCTCAAAGCGAAATACACCGCGCTACGCGAAGCCGGAAAACCCGCAAAGGTCGCTATCGTCGCCGTCATGCGCAAGCTCTTGGAGACCGCAAACGCGCTGGTCAAAGCTGACCGCCTCTGGGTCGATAAAACCCCTTGCGCATGACGGATACTCAGAAGATCAACGTGACGGTTCTCGGCGCGCCCCGCCCCACGAGGGCGGAGAGCTGGAAGATGCGGATGTCGAGCGTGACGCCCGGACCGAGCACCGCGCCCCAGTCGGCGGTCTGCTGGACGGCGGTGTAGACCGCGCTGGTGGTGGCAGTTGTCAAGGATCGCTTGACAACTGCACCGTCGAGGATCTCGACCTCGTAAGCCTCCAGTTCCTCGGCGACTGGCACCTCTAGCCCGCCCCAGTTGTCCGCCGCGAGTGCGCGGGACCGGCGTGTCCAGCGGATGGTCAGATCGCCGGGCGTGCGTGGCCTGCGCCATGGCTGCTCGACATGGCCAACGGAGAACGGGCAAAGCCCCACGCCTGCGGGCGTGAAGGCCTGCGCCACGTAGGTCTCGTCGCTGACAGCGCGGCTGGCTGGACCAATGCGCCAGTTCCACGGGATGCCGAGATCGGCCTCGGCGATCGGCAGCGATGCGAGACCGTCGTCGAGCACCACGACCCGCGCTCCCGCAGGTGCCGGGTTGCCCATGGCGTCCTCGGTGCCGCGCTGGCCCCGCAGCAAGCGGGTCAAACGATACCGGCCGGGCGCCAGCAGCTCGGCCGCGCCCGCCTGGACGATCTCCCAGGTGCCGGGCGCGCTCTCGATGGCCAGCGCGTTGGCCCCTCCGAACAGCGTCAAGTCGGTGACGCTTTCCAGCGTGCTGGTCAGCAGATCGACCACCAGCGCATTGCCGAGGTCGAAGCGCGACGTCGGCCCCGCGTAGAGGTCCGAGACCAGAGCCCCGATCCGGGCGCGCGTGCCGAAGCTGGTGAGCAGCTCGAAGCCATCTGTCGACGGGCTGCGGAACACCGCCATCTCGCCCGGCCAGGGAACCGCCTGCGCCGCCACAAACGGTCGATGCGCGGGCTGCTCCTCGGTGAGCTGCGGCAGGTCCAGCAGCACCGCATCCGGCGCGCCGAACACCACGGCCCGCGTCAGCGACGCCGCGCGGGGATCGCCGGGCGGCAGATCGTAGGTGGCCCGGTCCTGGCGGACCGCTTCAATGCCCCGCGCCTCGGCGTCGGCGATGGAGACGAGCCGCAGATCGATCAGCCGCCCGTCATGGGCGAGCCGGATCGGGTCCGCGGGGTCGAGCGCGAGACGCGAGGGCGGCAAACGGAACGCCGCCGTCTCCCGGCCCACCCACGCCTCCATCAGCGCGCGGCGGCAGCGCCGTTCGGCCTCCTCGGGCGGCACCGCCATCGGGAAGGACTCCGAGGCGATCCGCGTCGTGTCCACGGTGATCCGCCGCGCCTCGACAAGGGCCGCGTCGTAATCCTCATCGGCGCGGGCGACCTGCCACTTCAGCGCCTGCGGCAGTTCCGTCTCCTGGCCGCGCGTCAGTTCCAGCACATCGCCCTCGCGGGCGGCCACCAGATCGTCGGGCGCGAGGGTGGCGACGGATGCCCGGCCGCGCATGACGAAGCGGATCAAGCCCTCGGTCTCCACCGCGTCGAAGCCGAAATGGCGCGACAGCGTGGTGATGGAGGCGCGCGGGCTTTCCAGCGCGATAATGGCGTAGCCTTCGACCGCGCCCCAGAGGCCGGTGACGTCGATGCGGGACTCGGGCAGACCGGCACGCAGACAAAGGTGCCTGACCAGAGCCGCTAGCGACACGGCACCCAGCCGCCCGGTCAGCCAGTGGCCGAGCCGCCAGTTCGCGCCATCGGTCCAGACGTCGGTCAGCGCCGGAAAGAACGGATAGGGCCGCGCGTCCCAGGTCCAGGCGGCGCATTCGGGCACATGCACCATGCGGCCGCCGTAGACCGAGGACAGCGGGTTGTTCGCGGCCTCGCCCCACCAGAGATATGTCGCCTCGAGATAGGCCCGCTGGATCGCGTCATCCCGCCAGCCCCGCGAGAAATGCGGCGTGAAGCTCTCCGATGACTTCGGGTCGAAGAAGACGTTCGGCTGGTTGGTGCCCCGGTCGATGGCCGGACATCCGAGCTCGGTGAACCAGATGGGCTTGGACTGCGGCGTCCATGCCGTCGGCGTCCCGCTCTCCACCCCGCCAGGGCGGTCGTAATGCGCGTTCGACCACCAGGCGCGCAGATCCTTGTAGCGGAAGACCCACGGCTTGGCCGCCGCGCCGTCCGTGATCGGCGTGCGGACCTGCGCGGTTCGGTCGGCGGCGCTGGCATAGAACCAGTCGAAACCTTCGCCGCCCGCGATGTTCGCCTGCAGATAGGCCCGGTCGTAGATCGCGGGCCAACCCTCGGCCGCGTCGGCATGCTCGAACCCGTCGCGCCAGTCCGACAGCGGCATGTAGTTGTCGATCCCGACGAAATCGATCTCGGGATCGGCCCAGAGCGGATCGAGGTGGAAGAACACGTCACCGCTGCCGTCGCCCGGCTGGTGCCCGAAATACTCCGACCAGTCGGCGGCATAGCCGATCCTGGTGCCGGACCCGAGGATCGAGCGCACATCAGCGAGCAGATCCCGATACGCCTGCACCGCCGGATAGGTGGCCGCGCCCGAGCGGATCGTGGTCAGCCCCGGCATCTCGGTGCCGATCAGGAAGGCATCAACCCCGCCCGCCGCCGCGCAGAGATGGGCGTAGTGCAGCACCATGCGGCGCAGACCCCAGTCGACGGGCGCCCCTGTCCAAGAGACCGACTGGCCCGAGACGCTGAAGCTGGCGGGCGTGGCCGCGCCGAACAGCGCCGCGACCTGGCTTGCGGCCGTGGCGGTCTTGTCCACGGTCCCGGCGTAGCTAGCAGCCGGAGAACAGGTGATCCGCCCCCGCCAGGGGAACGCGGGCTGGCCGGTCTCGGCGGCATTGTCGGAATACGGGTTCGGCAGCGTGTTGCCGGGCGGCACATCCATCAGGATGAACGGGTAGAAGGTGACCCGCAGACCGCGGGCCTTCATCTCCTGGATCGCCTGCACCACCGCGAAGTCCGACGGCGTGCCGCCATAGACCGGGCGGCCCTGGTCATCGCGGCTGACGAGGAAGGCATTGGCGCGGCTGACGCCATTGACCGACCAGTTGGCGGGCGTGGTCGATTTGGCCGACACCTCGACGCCCGGCCGCACCTTGCAGGATCCCGCGCGCAAATCGTCGCCGAACCACGCCACGACGAGGCTGACGCTCTCGACCGCCGGGGCCATGGCCTGCAGCCGGTCCAGCGCTTCGACCATATCAGTGGAGTCGGCGAGCGCGTTCAGGTTCTCCGGCACCGTTGCGCCGCCATCGGTCTTGCGGATGGCCTGCGTGGCGTAGGTGAACTCTCCCGAGGCCGGGATCATGGTGACGGCGCGGGTCAGCCCCTCGGCGGTGTCGGGATCCGCGAGTGGCCGGAACACCTCGAAGGACAGCTGCGGCAGGCGGTTGCCATAGGTCGAGAGCGCCAGCTCTTCGAAGACCACATAGGCGGTGCCGCGATATGCGGGCGTGCTGGCCAAGCCTATCTTCGCAGCAATGAACGGGTCCGCCGTCTGAGCTTCGTCGCCGGGATACCAGCGCCAGGTGACCCCGGAGAGGTCCATCGGCTTGCCGTCGGCCCAGATGCGGCCGATGCCGGTGATCGGGCCCTCGCAGAGCGCCACGGCGAAGGAGGCATAGTAGAGATACTCGGTCGTCTTGACCTTGCCGCCCCCGCCACCCTTGCCACCGCCCTGCGTGGTGGTCTTCGTCTCCTCGCGGAAATCCGTCGCCCAGATGATGTTGCCGCCCATCCGCATGCGGCCGTAGAGCCGCGGGATAACCGCGCCCTCGGTGGCAGAGGTGATGCGCAGCGTGTCGAGCCGCGCGCCCTCGATGCGCTGCGTGGGCGCCAGCGACGAGATGATCCAGCTGTCGACGACCGAGCCGATGCTGGAGCCGATGAAACCGCCGATGGTCGCGGCGCTGACGCCGAGGATCGCGCCGCCGATGCTGCCGCCAATGGCGGCGCCGGCCGCGCCGAGAACGAGGGTGGCCATGTCGGGGTCTCAGCGTTGCGGAAACAGGAAGGCGAAGGCGATGCGCCGCCGCCAGGATGGGGTGAGCGGCTCCTCGATCACGCCGAGCCGCTCGTAGGCATGGAGGAAGCTGCCGGGCCCGGTCAGGATCCCGACATGCTTGGCGATGGCGCGGGGCTTTATGCGGAAGAGGACCAGCGCGCCGGGACCGGCCGCTGCCGGTTCCACTTCGATCATCATGCGCCCCGCGCCTTCGGCCAGCACCTCGCGCGGGCCGGTCTCGCCCCAGTCGCGGCTGTAGGGCGGGATCGGGAACGGCTCGGCGCCCACCACCTCGCGCCAGACCCCGCGCGCCAGCCCGAGACAGTCGCAGCCGACACCGCGCAGGCTGGCCTGGTCGTGGTACGGCGTGCCGAGCCAGGCGCGGGCCGTCTCGATGACCCTGTCCGGATCGGCAGGGATCACAGCACGCCTCCATCGTGCCCACCGTCCTTGGTGGCGTAGCGGAGCACGGCATCCTGGCCGGGGATGTGCGGGAAACCGCGGAAGTTCGCGGTGTTCGCGAACTTCGCCCCGCAGGTCTCCATGCGCTTGTCGCAGCCCGCGCGGATGGTGAAGGCATCGCCCTCGGCGATCGCGCGCACCGGTGCCTCGAGCAGGGTCAGGATCGCCACGCCATCGGTCACCTCATGGCCGAGCACCTCGGTGCGCCGCCCCGCGTTCGCGCCGTTGGTCCATTCGAGTGTGCCGAAGGTGAACCAGCCCGCCTCGAACCCGCCCAGCCCCGAGGCGGTGAAGGCCCGGTCGCGCAGGAGGTCGACGACGGCGCCCGTGCCCTTGAAGGCGGGGTCCTCGAGATCGACCCCACAGCGCGCGTCGCCAAGCGCGGCGTCACAGGTCGCCTGGAACGTTCGCCCGACCGTCTGGCCGAGCACATGCGCGAGCGATCGCACCTCGGCCACGAAGGCCAGCCGCCCGCGCCGGATCTGACCGATGGCGCCGCGCCGCATCAGCACGCGCTGACCCGTATCGGCCCAGTTCACCCGCCAGACCTCGACTTCTGCGTTGTCCCAGCGGCCGTCGAGGATGTCGGTCTCGGTGATCCGGTCCGAGGTCAGCACGCCCTCGGCATCCTGCGCATCGACCGAAAGGTCCGAGCCCGAGCGCACCTCCGAGGCCGTCAGCCCGCTCTCGGACTCGAAGTCCGTGCCATCGAAGGCGATCGTCCGGTCGTGGTCGGTAAAGCCGAAGGTCACGCCATCGGCGCGGATGATCCGCCAGCACCAGGCAAGCGTCGTCGTGCCCTCGTCGAGATGAGCCTGCAGGGCGGGATCGAAGGTCTTCATCGGCGCAGTTCCAGCAGCGAAATGGAGGTGATCGAGCCGAGCCGCTCGAGGTCGAGCGTCACGTCGAGCACGTCGGTGTCGAAACGGACGGGCACGTCGAACTCGAAGCCCGCGGTGATCGCGACGCCGGACCCCGGCGCGGCACCGAAGGTGACGACGCCAGTCGTGGCATCGACCGACCAGCCAGAGAGCTGCTCCACCCCGCCAAGTGCGATGCGCACGGTTCCGGTCACCGGCTTGGCGATGGCGCGCGTCCAGGATTGCGCGCCCGAGGCGTAGTGCTTCACCAGCTGGAAGTTGGTCACCGTGCCGTCGCCGGTGCCGATTGGCTGATCCAGCGGCGAAGGCGTGCCCGAGGGCAGGCAGGACTTGTGGTCGCCCCAGTCTCTGAACCGGAAGCCATGGAGGCGACCGTTGCGCGCCTCGAAGAAGGCGACCACAGCCGCCAGATCATCCCCTCGGCGGATGCCGTAGGCGACGTCGTAGCGACGGCGCGAGTTGGCCCAGCTGGCGTTGCGTTCCTCGTCGCCCGAGGCGAGCTCGACGATCTGCGTGCGCCGCTCGGGCCCGCCCCGCGCGCCGCGGCTGATGTTGTCGGGAAACCGGACCTCGTGAAACGCCATTACATGCCCCTCCGCCCGAGCGAGACCGCGCGGGCGATGTCGGCCGCAACCTGCGTGCGCGACTGGCGGAAGCTCTCGGCGTCGCGGGCCATGATGGTGACGTTGACGCCACCCGCGCCGTAGCTCTGCGTCTCCCGCCGCGACAGCACGCGCTCGCCGCGCTGCAGGATCGCGGGCACCTCGTCATGGCGGAGGCCAGCCATGCCGCCGGAATGCATCCGCGGCGCAGCAGCGAAGGCCATCGCCGGGACCATGCGCGACGGCCCAGCCGATCCGACCATCCCGCCCGCGTGCAGGACGTTGGCGAAGATACCGCCCGCACCGGAGAACACACCGGAGAGCGCATTGGCGATCGGCCCAAGGATGAACCGCCGCGCCGCGAGCTGGGCGAGATCGGCGAGCAGCGAGGTGACGAGGTCGCGGAAGTTCAGCTTGCCGGTCTTCACGAACTGGCCGACCGCGTTCTCGGCAGACTGGAAGGCGCCGACGAGGCTCTGGCCAATATCGCCACCGATCTCACGCGCCTTGCTGGCGTAGTCCGAGAGCGCGGCCGAAACCGCCTGCCATCCGGTGACGGCCGTCTCGACGTTCGGCTCGGCGGCGGAAGCTGCCGCGCCTGCGGCAGCGCCAGCATCGGTCGCTGCCTGTCCGGCGCCGTCGAGCGCGGTCTCGAACCGCTCCGCAGCAGCCGTGGCCTCGGCCAGCGCATCGGCGCCATCCTCGTCGGAGCCGCGCACGGCATCCCGCAGCGCCTGCCAGCTTTCGAGTGGCGCGCGGGCCCCTTCGGCCAGATCGCGCGCGGCGCCGCGATAGAGGTTGGCGGACTCGAGCGCGCGGTTCGCCGCCTCGGTCAGGCCGAGATCGGGCGCGGTCAGCGGGTTGTCCTCGAAGGCCCGGTCGAAAGCCGCCTGCGCCGCTGTCGTGGCAGCACTGGCCGCACCCTCGAAACGGTTCTCGATCTCGCCGAGGTCGAGGTCCGGCACCAGCGAGATGCGCCGCTCCGACCCGAGCGCTTCGAGCCCCTGGTTGATGCCGCCGATGAAGCCGTTGATGCGCGAGACCACGCCGTTCAGCATCGCCTCGACGCCGTCGACCAGACTGTTGGCCGCCTGGAACGCCAGATCACCGATGGCCGCCGGCAGCAGGCCCCAGATCGCCTTGATCGCCTCGTAGGCGCCCTCGAACGTGTTCGCCGCCGTGTTGCCGAAGCTCACCACGCTCTCGATGGCGCTCTGCATGCCCGAGGCGGCATCGGCCTTCAGGTCGAAGAACATCGCCGTTGCCGCAGCGCCCGCCGCAGCCGCGCCCATCCTGATCCGCTCCCAGACCTCGACGGCAACCTCCTTCAGGAGCGACATGGCCTCGCCAAAGCCGCCCGCGCCGGAGACGAGACGGGTGAACTGGTAGACGAGCTCGCCCGCGCCGACGATCAGCGCCCCGATGCCGGTGCGGATCAGCGCGCCGCGCAGCACAACCAGCGCCGTGGCGAGACCACGGACGGAGAGCGCCGCGGCGGCCATGCCCGCCACCCAGCGGCCCGCGAGGAAGGCTGTGAAGGTGGCGGCGTAGGTGGTCAGGCGGCCGATGTTGTCGAAGAGCCCGCGGATCGCGATGCCGAGCGGCCCGGTCCTGCTGGCCACCGCCGCCATGGCGTCCGCGACAGCCTCCAGCGCAGGCGCCGCTGCGACGGCCAGCTGGTTCGACAGCCCGCGCCAGATGAGCCCGAGGCGCGAGATCGCGTCGTTCGTGCGCTCGATCTGGTCGGCATCCTGCTCCGAGACCACGACGCCGAAGGCGAGGACGTCCTCGGTCGCCTGGCGCAGCGTCGCGGTGTCGATCCGCGACATCGCGATGGAGCCTTCCTCGCCGAAGAGCTGGCCTGCCACGGCAGCGCGCTCGGCGGCGGGCACGAAGCTCTCGATGGCCGCGTTGATCGCGCCGACGCGCTGGTCCAGCGGCAGGGCGATCAGCTCGGTGGCCGAGAGCCCCAGCCGGTCGAGCGCGTCGGCGGCGGGGCCGGTCCCGGCGGCCGCCTGGCTGAGACGGCGGGTCAGATCCTTGGTGGCCTGCTCGATGCCTGACATCGACACGCCCGCCAGTTCGCCCGCGCGCTCCAGCGTCTGGATCGAGGCGACCGTAGTGCCGAGCGACTGCGCGAGCTTCGCCTGCGCATCGACGGTCTGCAGACCGGACCGGATCATCGCCACGCCAGCGGCTGCAGCGGCTGCCACGGCGGCAGCGGCGGCCACGCGCACTCGCCGCGAGAAGGCCGCGAGCCGGGCGTTCGCCGCCTCCATCTCCCGGCTCAGCCGTCCGAAGCCGCGCGACCCGGCTTCGCCGACACCCTCCAGCTCGGCGCGCACCTGCCGTCCGCCCACGGCCGCGAGGCGGACGGAGACACGTTTTTCGGCCATCGCTCAGGATCCTTGCATTTGTCGCGTGGGCGTCTTACCTTTTTGGCATCGATCAACAGTGAGTATGACCATGCCGGAGACCGCGACCCTGTCCTCGAAGTTCCAGATCTCGATCCCCAAGGCGATCCGCGCCGCGCAGCACTGGGAAGCCGGGCTGACCTTTGCCTTCATCCCAAAGGGCACCGGCGTCCTGCTGGTGCCTGTGCCCAAACGGGAGGCGCTGAAGGGTATCGCGCGCGGTGCGTCCGCCACCGATTATCGTGACCGGGCGGACCGGTTCTGATGATCCTCGTCGACACGTCGGCGTGGATCGAATGGCTGATCGGCTCGCCGACCGGCGACACGTTGGCCGGGCATCTGCCCGATCAGGCCGACTGGCTGGTGCCGACCATGGTCCAGCTGGAACTGGCGAAATGGCTCACCCGCGAGGCGGGCGAGGACAAGGCGGATCAGGTGATCGCTTTCACGCAGGTCTGCCATGTCGTGCCGCTCGACACTGAAATCGCCCTCGCGGCCGCCGAGGCCTGCCGGGAGCACAAGCTTGCAACCGCCGACGCCATCATCTTCGCCACCGCCCGCGCGCAGGGCGCGACGCTTCTGACCTGCGATGCGCATTTCGAGGGGCTGCCCGGCGTCACCCTGATCGGGAAGATCAAGGACTGACAGCCGAACCGCCATTCGCGGCCAGTTCCTCGTTCAGTCTCCGCACCATCACCGCCTCGATGACGGGCAGCAGTTCGGCCATGGCGAGTGGCGGCACGCCGAGCGCGTGACCGAGCGCCAGCGCCGCCGACATGTCCCAGCCGATCACTGCGCCAGGCAGGACACGCAGCTGGCCGCCGAGCCGGCCGACGAGGTCCCAGACCTGCCAGCCTTCATGCGTCAAAGGCCGGTTCAGCCGCGCCGGGCAGTCCGGGCAGGCTGTTTGGCAGGCTTCGCAGTATCGCTCGCCCCCGCCGAAGGACCATTCGGCAAGGGCGCGGAGACGTTTTTTTCCTGTTCCAGCAGCAGGCCCTTTGAGACGTATGTCAGCTGGAAGGCCTCGAAGATCGGCCAGACGTCGAGCAGCGCGTCGATGGCCTCGGGGCTCGGCCAAGGCGATCTCGCGATCCAGCCCCTCGATGGCACGGTCGGGCAGACGGCGCCCGCGTCCAGTTCCTCGCGCGTCGGACGATCCTGGCGCAGCAGGCGGTAGCTCTCGGTCTTGAAGGTCGATGTGGCGACCGTCCAGAGCCGCGCGCCCCGGCGCAGGCGTTTGCCCGCGATGGTCGCGTCGACATAGGTCGGGCCGGTGACCGGGCTCGAGCGGTTGAA